GGATCTTATAAATTAGCAGTTGGTGAAAAAATATTAGGTGCTCTTAGTGGATCTATTGCAACAGTTAATGAAATAGTTAAGAATGTTGCTAGATTTGACGTTGATTATTCTTTAAGAAAAGATTATGGATGGAGTAATGATATTGGTAAATTAAATGAAGATTTCCAAGTAGTACCTGATAATGACTACTACCAAAATCTATCATATACAGTTAAGAGTCCAATAACATATGAGGAATTAGTAAACCCAGTAAATAGGCTCCTTCATACTAGTGGTCTTAAGAATTTTGCTGATGTTGGTATTTCATCTTCAGTAGGAGTTGGTTCTACTGCAAATACTAATGCAACAACAATAGTTAGTGATTTTATTGTTGAAAATAGAGTTGATACTATACATTCTTTCGATATGACGAAAGATGTTGATATTCTAGGAACTAGATCTAAATTTGTAGAATTTAAGAGTAAAAAATTAGCAAATTATACTTTATGTAAAACAAATAGAGTATTAACTATAGATGATATTAGTCCTTTGTTCTCTGAAGCAGGTACACAGTATCCATATGTAGATTTTTCAATAGAAGAAGGATATTCAAGATTTTTAGTACAGGTTATTAATCCAGCAACTAATGATATTGAATCTACAGAATTTATTACATTTGGTGATGATGAGAGTACATTTGTTCTTGAAAAAGGATCTGTAAGTAATTCTTCAGAGAAATTAGGTATTTTATCTACAATTAATGATGTTGATAATAGAACTATAAGATTTACACCTACAGACATATACAATGATGATCTTGATTTAAAAGTTGTTAAGAATTCATTCAATAATGATTTGCCTGGTATTGGTACACAATCTATTGGATATGTTGATCTTACTGGTGTAAATGCTACTGTTGGTATTGGATCAACAGCAGAATTAATTTCAAGAGCTACAACTGCTGTTGAATCTTATTTTGCTTCTATTGAAGTTATTAATAAGAGTACAAATGAAAAGAATTTAGTTGAAGTTGTAGTAACTCATGATGGTACAAATTCATATATTGCTGAGTATTATACAGATACATCAGAATATATTGGATATGCTAGTCCTTCTATAGGAATAATAACTTCTAAATTGGCTTCAAATGTTTTATCACTACAGTTTGAAAACCCTACTTCTGGTAGTGAATTACTTGTAAGGTCTAAAATTGTTGGATTTGGTGTAACTTCTGCTGGTATTGGAACTTATAGATTCAAGCAGTCTGGACAATCAGATGGTTCTGAAAGATCTTTAAGATATGATGCTGAATATCATAATATTGCAGCTGCAAACCCAAGCACTAATTATTCAATTAGTACTGGAATTAGTTCTGATGTTTGTTCTACAGTTAAGAATATTGTAAGAGTATCTTCTGGAAATACCAGTGCAGTTCATCAATTCTTAACAGTTCATAATCAAGATACTGTATATACAACAAGTTATCCAATTTTATCAATAGGAAGTACTGGTGGATTGGGACATTTCACTTCAGATTATGCTTCTGGTAAGATTAAATTATATTTTAAACCAGATTCTGAAGTAAATGGACAACCTTTAGAAATTCAACGTTTTAGTGAAGTAGTTTATACTATAAATGATGATTTAAATACTACTCCAGAACTTACATACGGAACTGTTCGTGAAGGACTATCTTTGTTTAGATTTAATGCATTAAACGGTGATAGGATCAATAAGAAAGATTTCCCATTAA